TTCAAATATCTCTCCAGTGCTTCTGTCTTGTACAAGATACTTATCAGTTACTTGGCGAATACCAGCATAGGTAAACAGAAAATCTCTGTCATGATCGATGTAACTATTTAACTTGTCCCACTCTTCATCATTAAATTTATCACATACTGTGCTATCATATACACCTTTGTTAACACAACTTATTACATGATCTTTAAGAATGGGATGCTTATCAGGATGTCCATTATATACAGACTTCCTTAAACCAAACAAGAGAAGTCTAGCAGCAACGTACTGATAGTTAGGGTTCTCTAGAGTGATCAAATCATTAGCAGAACGAATAAGGATCTCTTGAATATCCTTGGTCTCAATCCCATCAAAGAATTGAAGACCACTGTTTATTTCTACTGCTGATTCAGACACACCTGCTAATCCTTCACAAGCATGTTCAACCATCTTGTGAACTTTCTCAAGTTGTAGAGTTGTGGTCTCACCATCTCTCTTAACAACTTTAATTTCCGTTGGTGTCATACTTTCTTCCACTCTGTAAATTTGATTTGTGCTTCTATGTTTTGGTATGTGTTTAATTCTACCAAAGATTGAACGTCATGTCCAGCCATTACCATATCATTTATGTCCTTTTGCTGTATATCACTTGGCCATATTACTACCTGCTCTCCTCTGTCAATTGATCTGGATATTCTGTTGACGATTTCTCTATTACGAGGTTCGTTATCATAAACCCAAACACAATTGCCCCAACCAAACGTCCGACTATCAACGTCAGACCCAGCCATCGCAATGGAATTATCCAAGAGGGTCGAATCAAACGGTCCCTCAACGATGTAAATTGTTTTCTTAGCATCAATTCTATCTAATCCGTAGATTTTAGGTTTATTTTCATCCAACATGACAGTTATATAACGTAACTTGTCCTTTGGATTTAACGCACGACCTTGAAACCCAAACCAATCCCCTTCACTATCAATGAAAGGAATAATAATTCGAGGATGGTCTTTCCTTATGTCCGTAAAGGTAGGTTTCTGAGTGTTAACCCATGTACAAAATTCATCAGTATAATAAAATAATGAGAGATCCAATCCTCTCTTGGTGAGGTACCTATATGCTTCGTGTTCAATATTTAGACTGGAAACCTTTTTCAGATTTCCATGCTTCTTGAACACTGGTTTTTTAAATTTTGGTTTGGGAACATAAGATCCTTTACCAGTAGTACCCTTCTTATATCTCTCAAGAATATACTCATCATATAGATCTGATGCCTGATCCTTTAAGAAATTTGGTAGGGTTCTACCTACACCACAGTTATGGCATTTGAATACCATGTCTGCTTTGACACGAAAAAAATACCCCCGTGCCTTGTTCTTATGCTTCTGTGAATCTCCACAGTAAGGGCAACGAAAGTTATATAGATCTGCTTTCTTCTTAACAAACTTATCAAGTCTGCCAGATAAAAGACTTACATAGTGATTGTCTACAAACTCAGACAACTATACGGTATTCAGGTACTGATATCATACTTGTATTCATATTGTTTGTCAAGTTTTTGAGGAGTGCTTGACCTGGTATACTAACCATGAAAGATATAACAGCAAGACCACCAAAGATAGTCCACATTTTCTTTTCCATGACCTGTAAACGGTCATCAACCATTCGTATGTCTCTTTCACAGCCCTTTTTGATTAAATCTGTTTCCTTATCAAGTGTCTTGTTAAGTTGATCTATCTTTTCAAATAGAATATGATCAACCTGACCTTGCTTGTCTATCTTCTCATTATGAACTGCCAGCAGTTGTCCCATCTTTACAGAATTATCCTGTAGAGACTGAACAACTTTCTCAAGTCTTTCTAAAATTGCAGCGTTAACTCCTTCAGCCATCTTTCTTATCGAAGTCGTGTATATTTTCTGATCCACCTACAGAAAAAGGATTGTACTTTGAAGTAGCAATCTTAAGTTTCTTTTTTTCTTCTTTTTTAGAAGGTTTTACTTTAGTTTCTTTTGCCATTGGCCATGTGTCATAGGGGTGGGGTTTCATTCTTGATTTCTTATATGTTTTTGACGTTTATCCATAAAGAAATTACCTGCTTGTCCTCTACTAATCCTTTCGATAGAGATTTCACCTCTATAACGATAGTTTATTAGGAGACGTAATTTTTGTTGAAGTTCTGCAGGTGAATTAGCATATACAATTGTCTCGCCTACTTCAGGAAGTGATACCTTATACTGGTATAGTTTACTAGGTCCATTAGGTTGAACCTTATCCTCCTTAAGTTTTTTCTTTTTCTTCTTTAACTTACTACGAAAATTCATGACAGGATCGAAGCCCGCATTGGGACCAGTTGCAGCAGCACTGCCACTGAAACCTCCTGTTCCTGCTGTCATCATTTCTTCGTTCATATCTTTGTGAGTTCGATTTTAATGTCCTCATCTACTTCCAAGTCAGGAAGCATACCTATAGGATATTTATTAAGATAAAGAAGTATAGTCTTTAAAATACCCCAGTACTCCCTTTCTAATTTGTAAAAGAGCAACGGGGTAGCCGCTTCACCAAAAACATTATAAAGTATGATTAAATGATTAATAATAAGATGGGTTCTTAATTGCCCACCTCTAACATATCTTTTAAGAAGACGTTTTAGATACTTAAATCTTTTTACATCCTCATCAAAATCCTCACGTGTAACACAATGAGGATTTTCATAATGCTTAATGGCGAACAGAAGGTACGTTGACTCATTCAGTTCGTCAAATTTCATTTATTAAGTAGTTGTGATTGTTTTAGTAGAACCAGATCCACCAGCACCAATTGTATCACCTAGAACAAATACTTTGTCAGATGCTACGTTTGTACCAGCGTCTTTGATTGTTCCAGAGATTGTCTGAGCACCAATAGTATGTACCTTAGATGCAGCAGCACATGTGAATGTAAATTCAGCACGGTTTGTACCTGTCTGTGCAGCAGCAGTAGCAGTTATACTAGCACTATCAGTTGTGTTAGTAACAACTAGTGTTGCACCATTAGTAACATCTACTTTCTCGTTAAAGATAACAACAACGGTTCCAGTTGCTCCAGCAGCATATGTTGTCTCTTCAAAGAATACAGCATTAATATCTGCTGCACCAAGAGTATCAGTACCACGACCACCAGCACCAACAAGACCATCAACTGCAACTAGGACTTCATCCCAGAACTCGCTTTGATCTCCTTTCTTATAGTGTCTAAGAACCCAACCCTCTGCTGTTGCAAAGATATTTGAAGGGTCTACAGCACCACCCTGTACCGCCCACTTAGGCTTTGCCTCATCAGCATCTGTGACTCCCCAAAGTGCCATGTTACTATACTCCTGAACGTTTTATAACTGTTATTATTTATAATAAAAGAGGGGTCAAGACCCCTTCTTTTTTAACCTTCTAGTAATGCTTTTTCTAAAGCTTCAACTAGTGCGTCATCTACTTTGTTGCCTGATTTAGCAGCTGCTTTCTTAAGCAGTCCGATAAGAAACACTTTTAGTTTCTCTTCTAAATCTTCAGGGATTCTATCTACCGCTTTGTTAATCACATCGATTGCGATAGGTAATAAAAATTTGGTCATAATGATACCGAGTATGTACTCTATATATGCACTAACACTTCCACTTTCTAAGTGCCTTATTAATTCTTGAATCTGGATCGTTAGCAGTCTTTGAACTAGTAAGTTTCTTTTTCATTCCACCCATACGAGCACAGAATGATTTCTTTCTAGAACCGCCTTCTGGTTGTGGTGCTTTTAAATCAGAACCAGGATTATCTCTTTCATAAGATTTCCTACCCTTCTCATTCAAACCACCTTCCTTATTCTTACCTGCTTTCTTTGTCCATGCTGCTCCTTCATCTACCTTCTTTTTCTTACCATATGTTATACAAGGATCTTTACCACAACCACAATTCTTTTTCTCTTCCTTCACACTATGCTTCTCACCCTTCATAAGTTCACCATTTGGCATCACATGATGACCTTCTGGTATTGGTTTACACTTATGATCTTTCTTGCAGAAGTATTCACCCTTCTTACAATTTTTTGAACTACCATCATTATGTTCTACATTCAATGTCTTTGGATAGTCCTTCTCACCTTTCCTTGCAGGTCTCTCTCCTCTCTTTCTCTTAGCATGGATGTTATCCCAGAGACCTTTCTTACCTTCTTCTATGAATTGTGTGTAAGTTTTCATGAACCTAGTCCTCTACCTTTTTTGTAGTTAGACTCTCCACCATACCTTGCCATAGTGTCAGTGTATGATTGAGTAGATTTAAACCCTGCCTTCTTTGCCTTAGCAGCATATGCTTTCTTATCGTCTGCTTTCTTCTTATACTTTCCAGTACCAGCATCAGACTTAGCACCTTTAACTTTCTTCTGTTGTCCTGCTGGTTTACCATACTCCTTACGGATCTTAGTTTTAACAAAGTTAAGTGCTTTATCATCACTACCACCCTTATTATAACCCTTCTCTTTCTTGAGGCGAGTTGCTTCTTTAAATGTCAAGAGGTTCTCAGTTCTGCTTTCTTCTGTCCTTTTTTCTGAGATTTTTTCTTGACTTGCATAAGTGTCATCGCTGGATGTACTATGTATAACCTCTTCTCTCTTATATGCAGGAACC